GTCTCGGCGGGAATAGTCCCGGTAGAAGTTGAGATCCGCCAAGGCCCTGTCATGCTTGGGATCTCCGGTCCAGCCAAGTTCCGGCCAGATCAACTTGCAGGTGGTGGTGTGGAGATCCCCTCCTTCGCAGGCATCCAGATAAGACCAGTCGTCAAAGAGCAGGCCACAGAGCAGGCCCACCTCTCGGCTTTCCGCCTGCTCCAGATCAATACCATAGAGGCGGTACCCAGGGTCAGCCACAAACATCCGGCGGAGCTTCGGGTCGATGTTTTGCAGGTTCCGCCCGGTGCCCCAGGCGCTGCCGCTACTGCTGAACCTACCGCTTTCGGTCCCGGCAATGTTGTAGCTGGTCCGCATTCTCCCGTCGGGATCCACCTCGGTCTTGAAGACCTCAAGCTGCTTGGAGAGGTCTCGGATCGCCAGGATGCAGGCGATGATCGGCATGGCATGGAAGTATATCTCAAGCTTCTCCAAGGTCTCCCGATTAGTGGAGAGCTTGCGCTGGCCTTTCTGGGAGGTCCACTGCTCGGGAAAGCCCATGGTGCGGTAGAAGAAGTCGATTAGCTGCTTAGGGGAGCGAGGGTTCAGGGGCTTGCCCCAGACCGCCAGGGCCTCTTGCAGCAGCACATAGTCCAGGCGAGCGAGTTTGGTCTCAAGCACCCCGATGGCGCGGCGGCGCTCGTAGTCGTCGATCTTAAACCCTCGCAGCATCATTTCCAGCACCGGCCCCTGGAGGGCCCGCTCAAAGGAGTAGACCAAAGGGGGCTCGTTGGTGAGGCTGGCTAGGGCCTCGTGGATCTCCACGGTGAGGGCTCCGTCCAGGCCGTTGTAGGTCTGGTAGGAGTCATGGGGGCCTTGGGCACCGGGGAGGAGGTCTGCGGTCTGGACTAGGGGCATCAGTGAGGCCTGTGGTGAAGGTAGTTGAAGACTCGACGCCAGAAATAGCTTCGAAGGACTGAGATCCCGGTGAAAAGGGCCACAGCCTCGAGGTTCTGCTTGGGGTTCAGGTCCCAGCCAAGCAATGGGAAGATCACCAATCCCGCAAGGAAGCTCAGCACAAAGCCAGATGCGGTGTTAAGGCAGGCTTCAAGCAGGGATCCCTTGCGGGATTGGCTGGCCATGGCTAGAACTTCTTCCCATCGGCCTTGGCGCGGGCCTCAAGCTTGTGATCGGCCCGCTGGGAATTGTAGACCAGCTTTTCCAACGCCGCCCCGATCACGTCATAGCCGAAGCCTCCAGCATAGTCGAAGATCCGGATCAGCGCGTCGGCAAGCTCCACCTCGGCCATGCGGCGGTGGGGCAGGTGGTCGTCCATCAAGGACTTCCGCTCCCCCTCCATTGCCTCGGAGATCTCACTTACAATCAGCATAAGCATCTCCCCACGATTGCGCTGGAGGGGCTTGCCGGTGGCAAGATCAGTCCACCAGCCTCCGGCCCGAGAGGCCTCGTGGCAGAGAGCCACCAGTCCGTTGGCCCCGAAGGAGATCTCCTCCCTGGTTGGCTTGGCCAGCAGGCCAGGAGCTTGGTCACCTTGTTGCATCATTTTCCCCTCCGCTTTGCCTGGGCTTTGTCCAGGGCCTTCTGGCCTTTGGCGTCTTCCCGGCGATCTTCGGGGGAGCCCTCGAACTGGGCCTTGGTCACCCCCTTGGCCTTGGCTCGCTTGGCGTCCTTAGCGTTGTCCGCGGGCGAGCCCTCGTACTTCTTCCTCATCTCTCTCTCTCCTCTTCTCCTGGCTTGGGACCATTCCCAAGCCCTGGGCCCTGGGGCCCTCACTCATCCTTCTTGAGTTCTTCCCCTCCCCTTCTCCTCATCAGCTTCCATGAGGCTTCATTGGTGTAGATGCTGCCCAGAAAGCCCAGGCCTTTCTGAAGCTCCGGGTAAAGGCTGTGGTGGAAAAGCATGGTGTCTTCCTGACAGGCCTTGGGCCTGATCCCCATCCTGGCGATGTACTGCAGGTCGTAGAGGCCGTTTTGGAAGACCTTCGGAGCGGGGCTCTCCAGCACCCGACGCACCATTCCCCAAGCCTGGCCCTCGGCCTCGGCGCTAGGCCAGTATGACCAGTCATGGGAGCGCCTGTCCCAGAAAGGGACTACCAGGGCAGTGCTGGGGCTCGGGGCAAAGCAGATGCAGGTGATCTGGCGGGACGCTGTCTCGATGTCCACCCCGAGGATCGGGGCAGAGCAGAGCCGGGGCTCCCAGAGGGAGAGCTCCTCCAGGGTCGGGTTGATGAGGATCTCTCTCCTGGGCCTCACCACCTCTGGGAACTTGGACTCGCGCTGGGCCTTCAGCAGATCCGCCACCACCACCACTCGCAGGGCCCAATTCCTGAGCACTGCGCTGGGGTGATAGGTAGGCAGGACTTTCAGCCCGGGTACCAGCAGGCCCTGAGCAACCACCCCACGACGAGAAGAGATCCCGCCAACTTGCAGCATCGCCCAACAAGCTGTAGCACCAAGTGCGATGACGAGGTTGGGAGAGACCTCGGTAAGCTCTGCGCTGAGTCGCTGCAACTCTGGCAGATACTCGGGCAGAAGGTATTTCCCCTGGGACAGGGGTGGAGCAGGATAGGTGAGGGCGTCGGGCCCAAGGGAGCTTTTGGTGGTGCAGAGGGCTTCAATTTTGTTCTCCGGCGGGCGAAGGGCTAAGGTGTTGGTTAGGAAGCACTCTCGGCGGGAGATCCCTGCCTCGGCCAGCATTCTGGTAAGCTCCTGCCCTGAGCTCCCGACAAAGGGCTGCTCCAGCAGTGCTTCCTGCTCTCCCCAGGCCTCTCCCACCAGCGCGATCTTGGCGGTCCTGGGGCCGCTGGTGGCGGCGAAGGGAGGAAGGGGGGTGTGGGGCATCAAGGCCTCCCAAGGGGGGCCTGGGCCAGGAGGGAGAGTTCAGCTTTGGCCATCTGAGATCTCCTTGATGATGACCTGGATCGCCCCAGGGTGGATTAGGCTTGAGTCCTGCTCGTAGAGTTGGCGGAGGAGCAGCAGGGTGCTGACCGCCTTGCGGACCAGGGTGAGGTCCCCTTCGGGGGACCTTATGGTGATGGTGAAGCTTCGCATCGGGTCAGGCCTTGGGCGCTGCCCGCAGGGCACGAAATTGCCGCAGGGCCTTCTTGGCATTGCTGGCGTGCTCGGGGTCGATCTCCAGCCCCAGGACCTCCTTCGCGCCGAGGCTTTCCGCCGCGCGCAGGGCGCTGCCTCCGCCGCAGGTCGGATCGAGCATTCTGGTATGCTCATCCACAAACATCTGCATGAAGTGGCGGAGCACTGGCTCAGGCTTGGTGCTAGGGTGGTGCTCCTTATTGGTTGGCGCGGAGTAGGCGTTGGCCACTGGCTTGACCACTTGGCGATCCCCACGAGACCCGATAAGGCAGGTCTCGTAGACCCGGCGGGGGCCTCTCTTAGGGTCCGGCATGAGCCCGACGTTGTCAGACTTGACCCAGACCAAGGGGAAGACCTGGATCTCAAGGCTCGGCATCAGGGTCCGAAAGGCCTCAAGTGTAGCATGGTAGTGCTCCATGGAGAACCAGAACATCAGATGGGCGCTGTGGGCAAGGACCCGGTCGAGGTTCTGGCCCAGGGCCTCGATAAGGGCCCAGTAGACATCTGGGTCATCGTTGTAGGTGGTCCAGGAAGCCCTGCCAGAGAGGGGACCGGAGAATGCCTTGATGCCGTAGGGGAAGTCGCAGTGGAGGAAGTTGAAGGGCTTGCCAGAGTACTGCGGAGCCCAATCCAGAAAGGAGGTCTCAAGGATGGACTCAGGAGCAGGAGTGGGGCTGGGCCTAGGGCTATGGCTGGGAGAAGGACTGGAAAAAAGTGTACTTTCGGAAGGTCCTGACGCTGCCTCCCCCTGCTTGGCCTCCCCCTGCTTGGCCTCCCCCTGGGTGGCCTCCCCTTGGGGGGCCTTCTCCTGGGCCTTCGCAAAGACCCCGATCCCAGCCTCAATAATATCACTCATCGCATCCCCGATCACCCGGTCGTCAAGCCGGGCCAGGATGTTGTAGGCTTGGCGAAACCCTGTGGCCTGGGCAAGCCGTGGGGAGTCCAGATCCTTGGCCACACGTAGCAGATGGCTCATCGAGCCGTTGTCGATCCCCAGGGCCTTGGCGGTGTCGGACTGGGCCCATTCCCCCTCTGGGGCCTGCCCCCGGTAGAGCCCATGAAGCCTTGCCACCGCCTTGACATGATCCCTCCAGGGGAGCTCTTCCCGCTTGAGGTTCTCCTCAAGCTCCAGGATCTGCCTCACCAGGGGGGAAAGGTCGGAAAGATGCACCGCCGGGATTTCATCCCAGCCCAGGGCTTTGCAGGCGGTAAGGCGGCGCTCCCCGGCGATTAGGGTCCCGGCGGAGTCCACCACTACAGGCTGGATAAGCCCGTGTTGGGAGATCGAGCTCTTGAGATCCTCCACGTCGATGAGGGTGCGCTGGCGTTCAGAACGCAGAACACGGATTTCGCTGATGGGGATGGAGTAGACTTTCACTGGGAGTCTCCGTTTTGGGGTCCGAGTTGGGTGAGGGAGGGCCTTGGCCCTCCCTCTGGGGGACTAGACCCCCTTCACATTCCCAACGTCGTTGTAGACCTCAGAGCCGTCCTGGCTGCTGCGCTGGGTCACCTCCAGCATCACCTGGGTACCGTTCATGTCCGGCATGATCTCCCCCAGGGTCCGGCCGGTGGTGGAGTGGCCGCAGCTCTCCATCAGCTCCTTCACCCGATAGAGCGCGTCGTCGGTGAGGTAGAAATCCCGGCGAAGGGTCTTCTTGCTCAGATCCACCCCGACCAGGGAGTCTGGGTCGACATCCTCTCCTGCGGAGTGCACCGCGAAGATGAACCTCACGAAGGGGGTCTTCTTCTCCTTGCTCTCCCCAAACTCATACTTGGTAATCGCGCCGATGTAGGTGCCAGCGGGAAGGGCTTTGGGCTTCTCGATAGTGTCGGCGGGCTTGTTGAGCAGTTCTTTGAACAAAACGGCCATCTCTGGCTCCTTTACTAGGGGGCACTGCCCCGGTTGGCCCCAGGGGTTCCTGGGGATCTCTGGTCCAGGGGGCTACGCCGCCCTGGGGAAGGTCTGAGTTTGGGCCTTAGGTGGTGCGTGGCGCCTGCGCCACCCCTGTGACCGGGGCCTTGGCCCCCTCTCCCTTGACTGCGGCGAAGTACTCCGCCAGCCCGGTGGCCAGTTCGTACTCTGGCTTCACCCTGCTGGGCGCGGTGTTCTTGAGCTCCACCACACCGGAGGTGTTGGTCAGGATCTTCCGCCGGATGTTGCTGCCCTGGCCCACAGACTTGGCCATCAGGACTGTGTTAAAGTACCGGCCGAGCTTGGGGGGCAGGGCCTTGCCGAGGGTGTTGGGATATCCCCGCTGGTTGCCCTCTTCCCCGAGGTAGGTGACGTGAGCGCAAACCACGATGTTGCAAACCACCGACTCGTCGTAGAGCTTCTGGACGAAGCTTTCGATGAGGCCCTGGCCATCGCCCCAATCGGCAAGCTGGGGCCGCTGGCCCAAGCGGCCGTTCATGCTCAGGACAAAGTTCAGCGCCGCGGTGGAGAGCATGGTGAGGGAGTCGATTACCAGGATGTCCTGCGGGGTCCAGGTGGTGATGGAGCCGTAGCCCGGCCAGTTGTCCAGCAGGCCAAGGACTCTCTGCCAAACCGTGGCTTTGCCCGGGACCAGTCGCCCGTTCACCGTCTTCATGGTGTCGGTGATGGTCTCGTAGTCAACCTGATCCAGGGCCTTGGGGCCGTAGGCCGACTTGGGGTCCTCCAGGATGTTCTTAAGCACGTCGATCCCGTTGTCCAGGTCAACGATGCGAAGGTTGTAGCCCGCACCTGCAAGGCTGGCCAGGGACCCGCTCTTCCCCGCGCCGGAGTCACCGATGTAGAGGAGCTTGGTAGTGAGGGAGGATTGGTGCTGGGAAAGCTTGGGCATTAGGTGGGGCTCCAGGAAGGGTTAGGGGCAGGGCTTGGGGTCATGACTGAAGGTCCCTCTTGGCAAACTCCAGCGCTCCGATAGAGCGGGAGGTGAGGGGGGAGGAGTTGTAAAATCCGCCGACTTCCCCCTCAGGGGTGTCCTCGATCCAGACCACCAGGAGCACTACTGGGGACAGCTTGCCCTGGTCGATCTCCCGCAGGGCCTGGATCAGGGCGTC